GTCAACCTGGTGGTAGTGGATCTCCTGGATCTAGTGGAACTCCTGGTGGCCGTGGTGGTGGTGCATCATGTGGTGCTGGTACTCCTGGAACTCCTGGAACCCCTGGTGGTCGTGGTGGTCGTGGAACACCCGGTGGTAGCGGTCAACCTGGTCAACCCGGTCAACCTGGAACCCCTGGAAGAGCTGGTACTCCTGGACAAGGTGGCCAACCCGGTCAACCCGGTGGATCCGGTGGTGATTGGGGTCAACCTGCATTTGGTGGCGCTGCTGGTGGTCAAGGTGGTCGCGCTGTTAAGGGTAGCAAATATGAAGTGATTCCTAATAATGGGGATATTAAAGTAGTTTACTGATTTTATTATGTCAATTTATCGCATATCTCCCTCACCAAACTTTGGTACGGGGGAAATATTATATGAGTCTTGGGAAGATGGATTTACATCTGAAGAATGTGATAAGATTATTACTTATGGAGAGTCATTAAATCCTCATGACTCAGTTGTAGGGCAGGATGAAGAATCGCACGAAATAGAAACAAGTATTAGAAAGTCAAAGAACTCATGGATTGAGTTGAATGATGATACTGAGTGGATATATGACAGACTGGGTAATATTCTTAGATGTATGAATGGTATGCATTGGAGATTTGATATTCATGGATTTCATGAACATCTACAATATACTGTTTACAATGATAATGATTCATTTTATCGTTGGCATGTAGATAATATGGTTCTGGGTGAAATGCCACCCAGAAAGTTAAGTATGTCGGTGCAACTATCTGATCCTGATGATTATGATGGTGGTGAGTTGCAGTTACATAATGGTGTCATTCAAACAGCAGCAGATGATAGAGGCATAGTTACGATGTTTCCTAGCTATGTGGTTCATCGTGTGACACCTGTCACAAGGGGCACTAGACGCTCTCTAGTGGTCTGGGCAAACGGTCCTGGGTTCAGATGAAGAACTGTCCACTAAACCGCCCACAACGCAGTGTAGGCGCTATAATACAGACATGAAGAACACACACCTTGAGCACCTAGAAGACGAGATCCTGAACAGCGGCACCGCTGGTGGTTTCAATGTCATCACATTTTTGCGTCAGTTCAGTGACATGTTGTCTGGCAAGTCTAGTGACTTAAATATCACCACGAAGTGGGATGGTGCTCCAGCTATCATTTGTGGCACAGAACCTGTCAGTGGTCGTTTCTTTGTTGGTACTAAATCAGTATTCAACAAAGTCAATCCAAAGATCTGTTTTGATGACACTGATGTAGATCGTTTCTATACTGGTCAACTTGCATCCAAACTCAAAGATTGCTTGCAGTATCTTCCTCAACTCAATATCTCAGGTATCGTTCAAGGTGACTTATTATTCACTGCGGAAGATAAGAGAAGCGGCATTATCGGTGGAAACAGAGTTATTTGTTTCACTCCTAATACTATTACTTACGCTGTTGATCGTAATTCCCGTACAGGTTCTGTCGTTCATCTTTCCAAACTTGGAATCGTATTTCATACAAAATACAAGGGCGATACTCTACAGACTGCGGAAGTTGTACCTCTCAAGAAAGCCCCTAAGTATCATTCTACTGAAGATGTTTTTGTTGCCAGTGCGAATTTTATTGATGCCACTGGTTCTTCTTTGTTTGATCAAGGAGATCTGTATACTTTCAATGCTCACATCAATCGCGCACAAGGTGCGCTAAAGCAATCTTCTAAGTTTCTTGACATCTTACAAGGTCAAGGTAGATCTAATCTAATGATGCACCTTCTCATTAAGAAGTTCTTCAATCAGCGCATTCGTGCTGGTCGTGGCATTGTCAATGCAAAGACAATGGTTGCTGAGTTTGCACAATTCTACAGAGTTGCTATTCAAACTGAGAAAGGTAAGAAGAAGACTGCTGCCACTCAGAAAAAGTATGACAACATGGAATCTGATGGTCTTATGTTTATTGCACATCACCGTCGTGAGTTCTATTTTCTAGTTGCTGCATATATTTCTATTCGTAGTGCTAAGAAGATGGTTATCGATCAACTCAACAAAGTCGGTACTATCAAGACATTCATCGGTCAAACTCCTACAAATCCAGAGGGTTATGTTGTCCACAACGATAAGTCTATGATGAAGTTTGTTGACGATGAGTTTCGTCTTGCCAACATTACGGTTGACAAGACCTGGGCAACCAAGTAGACTAACTTTGTCGAAGTTCAGCACAACTATAGCTATGAGTTCAATGAAATTCGCTCTCTGTTGGAAGCGTCCAAAGAAAGGATACTCTTCATTTCAAAAGGCAGTATTCTACAGACAAGAAGATGTAATCTGGTACATTAATGTGCTAAAAGAGCAAGGAATTGAAGACTATGATATTCTACCGGTTCTTAACTAAATAGACGAAGATATAATTCTAGACGCATGAGTAGGAAAATCGCTGTTATCGGTGCAGGTGCAGATGCTGTAGCGACTGTTACACAACTCATTGCTCGTAGAGATAATTCAGATAGCATTTTTCAGGATGACGAAATTACATGGATACGGGATTGCTCGCATAAAATTGACAACTTCGGAGTGCAAGTCAATACACTTTGGCTTACTGTTATTGCTACCAACACCACAATTAGTACACTCGACTTTCATAAAAGATTTGATGCGACTCAAAAACTTGGGTTAAAGTTTATTGGGTTTGGTAATCGTACTGATAAAAACTTCTTCGTTATGTTTGATCCTACTGAGGTATCAATGCATATTGATGAAGGTAAGTTTGTTGACTTCTTTTGGGATAATGTACGAAATCAACACTTTAACCTTAACTTAGTTGATAAGAGAGTTAAAGATGTTACATTTGATGAGGATAGTGCATATATCGACGGTGAGGAGTTTGATTTCGTCGTTGACTGTGTAAGAGGTGGACTGTGGGATAAGACTTCATTTAAAGATGCACTATTCAATCCATCTGATACAAAATTAACTGTTAATCGTAAGATTCCTGGTGACTGGGACTACAGCGCATTTATTGCATGTGAGCATGGATATTTGACTGGTATTCCTACACAAGATGCACAAACATGGATCTATTCATATGATCATGAGATTACAACTGAAGAAGAGGCAGTAGAAGATTTTAATAAGCATTGCGCTGTTAAAAAGCATTGCTCATATAAGAAGACTGATTCTGATCATAAAGTATCTGAGTATTGCATTCATAGTAATAAAATGTATGCAAGATGTGGTCGTGCTCTAGGTATGAACGATGATTTAATTGGGTTTAATAGTTATGTTGAGACTGATGTTGGCGAAGCATTAGGAGAATTTATATTTGGTGATAATGATAGTCCATGCAATAACTTACAGCGTCTAGAAATTGAAGATAGGTGGAGAGATCACCAGATCGATGCTGCTGCTTTTATGGCATTCTATCTACAATTTGGTACACAGTATCGTCAATCTGATTTCTGGATTAACGCTAGAGAAACGGCATGTAGGTTGCTTGAGGATAAAGATCTACACTCAACTGAGCGTAGATTAGTATATGAGAAGATGGAAGAAGTTCCTGTTGAAGAGAACATTAGACTTGATTATTTTAGACATCAAGCACAATCAGAGGATAAAACTTATCTGCGTCAAAGAATGACAGATGAGTCAGATGAACCATATAGAATGTTAGGTCCCTACCAAAGTTTCTGTCAAGCAGTATATGGTTTAGGTGCTCCATATGCAGATAAATATCCTCTCATGTCACCATTGTGGGAACCTAGTGAGAAATTTGGTGAAATTGTGTTAGATTCCATGATGGATGGACACTTTAAGAAGCGGACCAAAAAGAAGTCATGATCCGGTTCTAGTTGCTATAATATAGACATAAGACAGGGAACCATGAACGCTACTGAAGCAGGACGACTCGCCAAATTTGAGGGTCATGCATATGAGCATGATCTTCCCGCATATTTAAATGAGGTATTTGGTGGTGATCATGTTGTTAATGGTCGCCCAGATACTAAAGTCGATGTTTATGACAACGATTCTGGTATTGCATACTCTGTCAAGAATGTAAGTAAGAACCATACTCAAGTAGCATTATTATCCTCTCGTAAATTCATTGAGTATTTTGGACTTCAAGAGACTTTTCCAGCTCTGTTTATTAGGTTGTTCTTTGGTGTTCCTAATAACTTTGGTATGTCTACTGTTTGTTTACGCCATAAGGATCTCGTTCTGAGTGACGCTGAGATCCGTCAAAATCGTGTGTACGCTGACAATATCCCTCAGGGTATTAAAGACGCCTTCATGACCTTCATGAACGCCAATAAGATGGCAATTTTTGATGTGATAGTGCGTCATGGTCTTAATGATGGATATCCTGTGAGTCAAATGATATGGCGTAATAAGAAAACTGATGAAATGCGCTTCATCGATGTTGCATATCTTAGAGAGTTATGTGAGGATGGAGAGTGGACTCTAAATAATACGACATTACATTTTCGTACCGCTAGTGGAGTTAAACTGTTCCATCTTCAGATGAAAGGATCAGGCAAAAAGTATAACTCTGGATACCACGGTATGATGTTTCACATCTATCAATAACATGGGCATGTTTGATACTCTAAGATCTTCTTATGATCTTGGTGCTGGGTTTACTAAAGAATTGCAGACCAAGGACTTAGAGTGTTGCATGTATCATTATTGGATAGATCCTCTAGGTAGATTGTGGGATATCAATTATCAAGGAACACAAGATCTTATTATCAATGAGAAAGCAGAGAATATATGGGAGAAAGTAAAACCAGTTCCAAATGGTTGTCATGGTAAAGTTAGTCCCGTATTCATAGATAAGGAGATAGAAGTATATCCAGCGCAGTGGAACGCGCACTATGCAGCACTTCCGCGACGATATTTAACATTCAAAGGTGGAGTATTATATGGCGTTGAGTAAGTATGAATTTGGTGGACAGGAGAGATGTTCTGCTAATTATGCAAGGTTAATTAGTGAGTTAGAGGGGTCATATCAGATGCTTAAATTCTTAGGATTTGAAGAAGATATGCTCAAGATTGAATCTATAAAGAAAAACTATTATAAACTATACTTCAAGCAAATACGAGCGGAGAAAAATGTCTAAAGACAATGAATTAGCATGGGCTTTGCATACTGCTGCTAAAATGCTTGGTGATAAGTATAAAATCACTCGAAGAACTGTCACAACTGACCTCGCAGAACACGATGAAGTTGTGATAGAATATGGACATCGACTCAAACCAGAATGTCCCAATTGATTGACCGTAACGATCCGCGTTATTTCACAGAAACTTCTAGCGAGTCTTATGAGAGACATGATTACAAAATTGTTTATTCAAATAAACAATCTGTAGTTGTTGACAATTGGGAACATGCACAAATGTTATGGTTTCAAGCACCTGCACAATTTCTATCACACATTGAAGTATTAGACAAAAATGACTGAAGAAGCGTTAATTTGGAAAGCGAGATACGAATCTCTGAAGAAATGGGTAGAGAATAATATGCAACAAGAGTATACTCATCCATGGTACGAGTATACTAGGACAGTTGATGAACCGTCTGGTGGTCATAGACGCAAGGATATGGATCTGCTATAATTAACCCATAAGCAAGCAACGCACTTGATGCAACTCCGACCTCACCAGAAACGCGCTCTTGATGCTATTCAAAACGCAACTAAAGGGTGTGTCTATGTTCCTACTGGTGGCGGCAAGACCGTCATCATGATGGAAGATTGTGTTCGTAAACTTGACAGTGCAGTCAATCCTCTCACTGTAGTTGTTGTTGCTCCTCGTATTCTCCTCGCTTCACAACTTTGTAGTGAGTTCATGCAATATCTTGACGGTATTGATGGATATGAGTACAACAACAACTATACTGTGATGCATATTCACAGTGGTGAGACTTCTCATTTCAAGACTACTAAAGTCGCTGAGATTCAGCGTCATGATGATGTTTGTATGAATGCAGTTGTCCATCAACTGATCTTCACTACCTACCACAGTTTACACAAGATTGTTGACAGTGGCATCAAAGTCGATGTTTTGTATTGTGATGAAGCACACAATGCAACTCAAAAGAATCACTTTGTTGGTGTTGCTGCTACTTCACAACTAGCATCTAATGCTTATTTCTTTACTGCAACTCCCAAATACTCACGCAATCCGTATGCTGCTGGGATGAACAATAAAGTCGTCTTCGGTGATACTCTGGAGAGTGTACCTGCCCCCGAACTTATCAACAATGGCAGCATCATTCCTCCAGAGTTAGTTGTCCATGAGACAGAACTTGTGCGTAACAAGCATAATGCACATGATGTAGATCGTGAGATGGTGTTAGATATCATCGATGATCTTGGTGATGAGAGTTCTGCAAAGATTCTAGTTGCTGCTCCCAATACTCGCATATTGTGGGCTATGCTATCACGCACAGATATCCTTGATTCACTCAATGAGATGGGATATGACATCTTACATATTACATCAAAGCATGGTGCATATGTCAATCGTCAGAAAGTTGGTCGTGATAAGTTCTTTGAAACCCTCACTGAGTGGGGTAAAGATGATGACAAAAAGTTTATCGTCTTTCACTACTCCATTCTGTCTGAGGGTATCAATGTCCCTGGTTTGACTCATACTATTCTACTGCGTAATCTGCCCGTGATTGAGATGGCACAGACTATCGGTCGTGTCATCCGTCTACACAAAGATGATGCAAAGGATATTGCAGAGGGTAGAATCATCCCTGGCAAATTATCAGATTACCGTAAATCTCACGGTGTTGTGACTGTCCCTCTGTGTGGCAAAGCATCACAAGCAACACGCAATCGTTTGCAAAGAGTCATCGATCTCATCTTTGTTGACGGTCTCCCTGCTCACTCATTCGCCTAATTCTCTCTTTTATTATGTTCGGAAACAACAATCGCTCTGCTGAAGTCACATTCTACTCTGCTAGGACTGGAATGCAAACTGTCAATGTTCAGTGCCAAGATCAACAAGGTGCAGAACAACTCGTTGAATCTCAGTATGGTAATGTGCAAATCATGCGTGTTAATATGAATGTCTGATAACTATCGTTCCTTCTATCATACAAATACTCACATCCTTGATGCACAACTAAGATATTCTGGATATGTGAGCAAAAACGGGTTAGTGGCAGCGGTCCCGCTTGTAAATAGCAAAAAATTCGTAGTTATACATCAGGGCAGACAATATAAGGTCTGCCGTAACTATCAGTCTGCCTTAAATCTCTGCAAAAGGTTAGAGAAATCAACCAGTTCACGAACCGGACCCGCTACCTTGCCACTCTAGTGGTGGGGTGCTAGAATATGTAAGGTTAAGACACCTCCATGAGTACCAAGATCCCCAAAGAACTGCGAAAATTAATGAAATCTTATGATTTCATCTTGTATCGAATCGGCAAACACTACACTTGGCACGGTCCTAATGGTGCTGTTGTTGTTACATCGATGACACCAGGCAAGGCAAGATATCTGAAAGAGATCGAAAAAAATATCAAACGAGAGACAGCAACATGAAAATTGATGTCACTGCCAGAATTATTGGTAGTGTCCTTTCTATCATCTCATACTTCATTGTTCTTCATGTAAGTTCAACTCTAGGTGCTATGATGATGTTGGTTGCTGATTTAATATCAGTGCCGTACTTTGTAAGAACTAAGTCATGGGATGTAGTTCTTATGTTATCATTTCTACTCTTTATTTCTTCTTCTAAATTATTCTTATGATTACTTACAATCAACCTCCCGCACCAATTATAGTTTGCTTTGATTGTACAACAAACGAACAAAAAACACTTGAGTTTCTCCAGAAGCGAGGAATTCGCAATCAAAATGCACTTGCTGTCGTGTTGGGCAATATTAAACAAGAGTCTAAGTTTGAGACGCTAGTTTGTGAGGGTGGCGCAATGACTGGATATCATGGATGTAAATCAGGTGGATTTGGTTTAATTCAGTGGACCTCTCCCAATCGTTATTATGGATTAGGATCTTTTGCTGCTAAGTTTGGTGGAAATGTTGATAGTATTGAAACCCAATTGCGTTACATGGTAAACGAACCTCAATGGAATCGTTATGAACTTTATCTTAGGAGTGAGGATCAATCAGTAGATTTCTATATGAAACATGCATATAATTGGTTGGGGTGGGGTATCCATGGCAATCGTACTCGGTTCGCATATAATTATCAATCACGGTTCTCCATTATCCAACCACTTCCCGAAGTGGCATAGCCCCGGTTGATCGGTCCCCGATCTCGTGTATTATAAGAGAGTCAAAGGAACACACCTCACAGCATGCAACTCACAGCAAACGGCGCTCACATGGTAGTTGACTTCTATCCCGTCAAGTATGCTGATGGAACTATCAGCGAGCGTCTAATGTATAAGACAGTTACATTCTGCGATAAAATGCAATCTAAGTCATATATCAACAAAGAATCATTTGAGAAAGAGGTTGAGAATCGTGTTGAGGGTTATAAGTATGAAGTTACTGATATGCATACAGAACCACAACTTTTCAACTCTGCACTAATTCAAACTCGCTGGTGATTGAAGCGATTAACTCACTCTAATCGCTTCATTTTTTTATCCTTCTATCTAACACAATGAGAGGCACACAATTTCTTCTAAGTGGCATTATTGCCTTTGTCACTATCACATGCTACCTGCTATTCCTTGCGGAGCGTGATAGTAAGATGATGAACTATTATGACTCAACAATTGAGAGAGTTCGTTAACCTCATTAAATAGTAAAGACCACAATTTCCAAAAAAATGACAACCTCCACATTCAGTACAATTGAAGTTACTAAAGCGCAAGCAGATGTAATTCTATGGTGTATTGAACAAATGTATATTGATTTGAGTGACGCTGAAGAACATGATCTTAAACCAGTTATGGATAAACTAGTGGAGATTGTCCAGTGATAGTTTTAAGAGTTACTCTTGTTTGTTCTATTTGTCTTTTCGGGGCATTGCTCTGTATTGATCTTGCCGACAATATGCAAAATGTTGTTGATAAGAGAAACGACAAATTGTGTCAAATTCAACCATCTTACTGTAAATGAATAACATTGAAGATGTAACAAACTCACCTCACGATTGGTACGATTTCTGGTATAATGAAGACACCTCTGATGATGAACCAACCGATGGAACTACCACCGAGTTTCTATCATAATGCCCCAGATGGATATTCATATGAATGTGAAGAATACAAGAAGAACTTACTTCGTATTTGGTTACTTCATCCAGATGTTTATAGTTACACTACTGATCGTGTTCGCACAATCTGGGGATTCTGTAAAACAAAGACAACAGCAAAGAGAGGCACTACGCACACTTATCATTCCCCCATCAACTCAAATAAGGTAGGAAAGGAGGTGTGCATTAAGGATACTACTTCCTTCACTTCGATGCAAATTAATTATACAGGATTAGAGGCATTTTTTGTATGAACTACACTAAAGAACAATTGATTGATGCACTTGTTCATGAGTGGGATTACCTCTGCCACGATGATTACGATCCACAAGATCCAACACCAGAAGAATATCGTAAAGAGATGGAATCGTACACAATAGAACAATTAATTGAAGAAACATCAACAGGCGAAGGTTACACTCTCGATGAATTTATGGAGAACCATGGATAACATTTAGTGTTTTTTCCATCCAGTTGGGGAACTGGTCTAGCCCTGGTTGTGCGGGGTCTGTTTTCGTGTATTATAAGAGAGTCAAAGGAAAACACCCCATGCGATCCATCACTAAAGCACAAGCACTAGAGCAATTCCGTTACAACTGGAAATGTGATACTAAGGGCACAAAAATGGCAACTGATGCAATTGCCAAGCGTTTGCAGTGGTCATACTTTACTGATGCACTTTGCAAGGAAGGTTACATCACCATGAAGAAATACGAGTCATGGTCTAACCCTTTCTGATCTTAAATGAAGCGATTAATTCACTCTAATCGCTTCATCATTCATCCCTCTATTTTACATCATGCTCAAAGGTCAAGTTCTCAAAGTCGTCGGTGAAACTGCAATTGGTGTTGATGCTAACATGACACGATTGGAGAAGTTTGAAGTATTCTGTCGTGTCTGTGATGGATTACTTCAAGACGGTAGGATTAGCTCTGCTAAACATCAAGCATGGACCAACATATTCTAGTGTGACAGTTGGGCTAGTGTCCACTATCGCTTGCAATTCGCCCCAAAACCTGCCATAATAACAGCATGAACAAAACACCAATGCTTCTCAACAACTCTGCTTTCATCTCCGCTCTTCAAGGTCTGCAATCCTTTGTGATTGAGACCGGTGCTGATATTGATATGGCATATGATTGGGTCGCTGATCAAAGCGGAATCTCTTCATTCTGCCATGATCCTTTTGCATTTAATTGCTTCTACGATGTATTCATGGAGGCATCAAACTGAACATTAAAGAACAACTTAATTCACTCTCTATTTTCAAAACTATGCGCTACACAAACCCTGCTGGTCGTCATTATTACTTTCCCGAGTCAATCTCTCGTGAGGAGGCATTAGAACGCATGGCACAATATGCAAAGAAAGCAGAGAAAGATGAGCGTTCTGGGCAACAGTTATTCGATGACATGTTCGGAGGTTGATTGATATGAGAGATTTTATTTGTGCTTACTTTGGTAAAGATTGGACTATCACTGCCCGAGGTTTCGCTAATAGTCAAGAGGCAGAAAAGCATGGTCTCTTTATGATGCCAACTCCAGGATGTTTTGGTTTCGCTGTTATCGCTGAGAATGATATTGTGGAGGGTTGGCAACTACGACTAGAGCGTAGTTTGTTATCACCAATAAACAGAGTTATACGAGATGAACTCAATAACTATAAAATTGTTTCTTACTAACTAACACTCACTCTCTCATTGATTATGTCCCTTATCAAACAACAACTCTATACTAACATGAATGCAAGAGATCAACTCATGGAAGACATTGAATCTATTATAGAGAAAAAGTACGGTCACACAGCAGATGGAGCAGAGGATTTAATTGTAGCATTATGTGATGCTGTTATTCGTAATTTCCCCACAACGATGTATAGTATTTCTGAACTAGAGGAAACTGCGATCGATCCCATGGGAACAGGCAAATAAAACCAGTTGCCAAAGTGTCACAAGGTGACGGCACAGCGCCCCAAAATCGTGTATCTTATAGGAGTGGAGGGGACAGCACCTCTCCCGCCTCTTAACTCTCTTCTCTTCTCTCATCATGCGTAAGATCGAATCACAAATGAACGCCGCCATCCAGTCTAACCGCAACTGGTCTTCAGGAAATACAGCAGTTTATTTTGATGAGACCTCAGGCACCTCTGTCGTTCGCCTGCATGGCAACAAGATCGCAGAAGTCACAGACGACACCATGACCATCTTCGATGGCGGTTGGCAGTCTGTAACCACTAAATCACGCCTTAACGCTCTCTGCGATGAATTCTGCATCGCTGGTGAGGGAGTATTTCAAAAGGATTTCGTTTGGTATGTCCGCAAGTTTGTAGGGCAGGCAGGTAAGAGCAAAGTTTACAACGCTGACGATTTCGTCAATGGTTACACCTTCGCATGATCAAAACTAAAAAAGAGTGGGCATCATGTTATGCCCGCTTCTATTCAATCGTCCTAATCCTCATCCTTCTCTAATCATGACAGATCTCGAATTGAAAGCACTTGAAGTTTTAGAATTGATGGAAGATAATGTAGAGTATATTTGTGATCAAGAGAAAATGTCCGGTGAGATGGTATGGACTATGATTGCCTCTCTTGCTGATGCTAAACTCGCTCAATTCCCTTCTAACTGATATGCCTAACTCCCACATGATCATTATGGCAAACAACACAAAACTTTCAATTGAAAGACTTGCACAGGGCATCGAGTTTCACTCTGAAGCAATTGCTGAAATCGCCCTAGATCTCATTATGGATCATCCTCGCTTTATTGCTAATTTCATCGCTAAATACGAAGAGTTCGTCAATCTACAACTTGTAAGGATTGACAATAATCAGCATATCTTCAGACTCGGTGCATCATCTCAAAAGGAAATCGCCCGGATCTGTGATATAATGTTAGAGGATATCGATGTTATCGATTTAGAAATTCTTTCTGAGTAAGGGTTACAATCAATGGCAAAACTAGACTTCATCTTCGACCACATGATCGATACAATTATGGATGACATTCCTGATGATATGTGGTATAATAAAGATGGGCAACAATTCCCAACTGATGATACAACAGTGGATGAATCTGTTCCCTCTTATATTAAACTTGAATGTCTCTCTAAATGGTAAACTATGATGATAATCTCTATCAAGAGGTTGTTAAGTATTACAATTGCAATGATGCCATCGCCGCCCTAAAAATTGATGAATCAACAATCAGTCAGTACAGTACAATTATCACATCAGCAACTTTCCCTGTTAGTGTCACTAATCGTACAGTACAAAATGAAATGGAATGATGAGGGACAGTTACCAACACATATCACAGACTTATTAGACTCAACACACTATCAACTAACAACATCATGTTTACCAAAGGAGAGTTAGTTAGAATAGGTAATACTGAGGGTTATGTAAACTTCATAGACCCCTCATATATCACTGTTTGTTTTAACTCTTATGCCTCTCCTGGTAGTAAGTACGGTGAGACAAAATGTTGCCTCTGTGTGTACCCTCATCAGTGGGAAGATGTGATTAGATTAGAGTCCACCTAAGTGTTATTTAAGTGCTCTCTGAGTGTCTCTGAGTGCCCTCTGAGTGAGTACGCGGAAAGTTATTAAATACCTTTTTAAATATACTTGCGTGTTTTCTTTAAGTGTTATAAAAGTCTTATAAATGTGCTCTCACGATGTTAGCTAAGCGAGCGTACCATGAGACTCGCAGTTTGTCAAGTATCAGGATTTTTATGTTACATAAGGGACACAATTGCATTATGGCAGGTATCATGGTATAATATGGAGGCATCACACCAAGAACACCAATCACATGCCAGCTGACTATCAATCACTCACAGGCACTATGTAACAGCTCTGAGGCATTCTGAGGCATTCTGAGTATCACTGAGGGGGACCTACATCATGATGCTCTGAGTATCACTTAGTACTCACACAGTTCTTATCACACAGTGGTTTAAATTCGATGGGTCCTTATAACCTACAACGAACCGAATTCGACCTCTCAATATCAAGCGAATAAAAAAAAATTCTGATATATAAGAATGACTCCCAGGTTCGCATAATGGAAAAAAAATCTCACAGAATTATATCCAGTGTAAGGATCGACCCTGTGACTGATGAATATATCGTGAGTTTGCCAGAGACTTTTTGCAATGAATTAGATTGGTACGAGGGTACTGAGATTGCGTTAAATCTTGATGTAGATGGGATCTTCCTAGAAGAAAAATATGACGAAGACTGAGACTATCTTTCATGTGTATTCAGGAGATAAATGTATCTTTGCCAATCTCACTCCAGAGCAATTTAAGGAAAAGATTAAGAGTAGTGAAATCGACCTGACAGATCACGAAGTTGAGATGGTCAGGGGCGATATTGATCAAGATGCGTCCTATTGACTAGGACTATATAAACTGTTAGAATGATGAAGCGTAATTAATCGTTATGGCTAAAGGATTTACTGTAAAAGCAAAAGCGCCCCAGAAGAAAGAAGAACCAGAATGGGATTATGATGCTGCCCGTGAGATGCTTAGGGGTAAAGCAATTGTATTCTGTCTTCCTGGTCGGGGTTGTTCATATCAATTCATGAAGTCGTTCCTGCAGCTAAGTTTCGACTTAGTACAGATGGGCGCGAGTATTCAGATTTCACAAGACTACAGCAGCATGGTAAACTTTGCTCGTTGTAAGTGTCTTGGAGCAAATGTACTGCGTGGACCGGACCAGATTCCCTGGGATGGTAAACTGAAGTATGACTATCAGTTGTGGATCGACTCTGATATTGTATTCAATACTGAGAAGTTCTTGCAGTTGGTTCTTATGGATCAACAGATTGCAGCTGGTTGGTACATGACTGAAGATGGTCGTACTACATCTGTTGCTCACTGGTTGGATGAAGGCGACTTCCGTAACAACGGTGGTGTCATGAATCATGAGACTGGTGAAACGATGTCCAAGCGTAAGAAGCCCTTCACCGTAGACTACACAGGTTTCGGATGGGTACTCATCAAGCACGGCGTCTTTGAGCATGCTGAAATGAAGTATCCATGGTTTGCACCCAAGATGCAAGTCTTCGAGTCTGGGGATGTCCAGGACATGTGTGGAGAGGATGTGAGTTTCTGTCTGGATGCTATCGAAGCAGGAATCGAGATCTGGTGTGATCCTCGTATCAGAGTTGGTCACGAGAAAATGCGTGTTATCTGATGGCACTGACAGTCTACACAATCTATATCAATGGTGCTGAGACGCACACCGATTTGAGTGAAGACGAGTTCTTAGATATAATGGATGATTACGCCTACTCTTATTATCAGACAGGGCGTCCTCATCCTGATAGAATTTCACACACTATGAAAGAATTGAATCATTATGGCTAAAATCAGCAAATCATTGAGCGGTGGATCATTTATCGAAGCCACCCCCAAAAAAACTCGTCAAGGTACTGGCAAGCATACAAAACTTAGCGCCACGAGCGCGAACGCTCGTAAGAAGAGGTATCGGGGTCAAGGTAAGTGAGAGTAGAGACTCGTGAATCCATGGAGATGTTATTCTCTGCTAAGTGGAACTTACCGAAGGCTGCTAGGAATGCTAACCTAACTAATAAAGAAATGAAGATCACATTCAATGAGTATTGTGCTTTTCATCCTCCAAGTTGGACAATAGAAAATGAGTCAATTAATCATCAATCTTCCACCACAGAAAGTCTGGGTTCGTAAAGAATACCTTAGAGATTTCCAAGATGGATTTGGTGAGTTTGTAGAGGGCGTTTGGGTATCGTGTAAATCGATACCTGGACGCGCTTTTTATTTTGAGACATACTTACCTAAGTATGCAGCAATGTTTGACAAGCTTCCAATTTCCGCCTTTTGCTCGCGTCCCGAAACGCCGACGCCTGATCTAGATCTCCCTAACCTTCAGTTCTGGAACTGTATGGACTATGGGGTTAGATGCCTTGAGAAGCAGTTTATCGGGTCAATGGACTTCCAAGTACGCACACGCAACTTCGGCACCCTTAACGGCGAATACTGCTTCACCTTAGATAACTTTCATCCAGACATAGACACCACAAATACTAATGTTAGCGAAATTCCTGACGAACATAAGTCACATAACTGTATTGAGCTTGAGAATGGTCAATTTTGCTTGTATCCCAACAACCGAACACGAATCTTTGACTTGTCTATTACACCCGAAGAACCACTTATACCAGACTTCAAAGTAAGTACACATTACTTTCAGGTAGAGAATGGTGTTAGATGGGGTAGACTAGGAGATACTGATGAATATTTCTGGGAAACAGAATCAGAGAAAGAGCAATAAATAATCTTACAATATTATAGTAACAAAAATGGATGACGATCTTATTGTAAATATGGACGGTGGTGTCGGTGGTTCCTGGGGAGTTAAGACTGATCGTAAAAAATCAGACAAAATTCTTCGTGAAGTAGCAGGTGATTATAAAAATGATGAGACAGAACCTGATCTTCTCCAAGAGTGACTATAAATAATATCGATATATAGTGTCGATTCGTGGCTGAAACCAATTCACGGGCTTTTCAAGACATTAGTTTGTCCTTTAAAGCACACCCTGTTACTGGTGATATCCAAGTTTTAAGGAATGAGGACGCAATCAAACGGGCCGTAAGGAATTTAGTACAAACAATCCCTGGGGAGAGACCTTTCCGGGGAACAGTTGGCACAGATATTAATAGCTCGTTGTTTGATTTTGTTGATTTTGGTACTGCAAACCTAATTTCTCAACAAATCTTTGATGTACTGAAAACTTTTGAAGGTAGGATAGCAGGAACTAAGGTTGTAGTAAGTCCAAATCCTGATGGAAATGCTTTCGATATCCTAATTAGTTACGATATTATTGGTGATGAGTTTCAAAGACAAGAATTTGAATTTCTTTTAGAGCCAACTAGGTAAAAAAATGCCATCATTTAAGTATACCAACCTAAATTTTGATCAAATTAAGAGTTCGATCAAAGATTATTTGAGGTCTAACTCAGAATTCTCTGATTTTGACTTTGAAGGGTCAAATATTTCGCTGTTAATTGATGTTTTAGCATATAATACTTACCTGACAGCATTCAACAGCAACATGGTTGCTAATGAATCCTTCTTAGACTCGGCAACTTTAAGAGAAAATGTAGTTTCTCTTGCAAGAAACATTGGATATGTCCCTAGATCGCGTAAAGCAGCAGAAGCGATCATTAGTTTTGACTATAAATTCAATGGAAATAGCACAACTGTTAGTTTAAAGAAAGGATTAGTATTAGTTGGTAGTGTTGAAAAGACTTCTTATGTCTTTTCTATTCCAGAAGACATCGTTGCAACGAGTCCAATTGATGCTGGAGGCGTAGTTGGGTCAAATCCTCCTCGCACAGCATCGTTTAATAATATTACAGTCTATCAAGGATCCCTATTAGGCAAGTCTTGGGTAGTAAACGGTAGTACTGATCAAAGATTTATCATTGAAAACTCAAATGTTGATATTGATACCCTTACGGTGAATGTTAAAAAGTCTGGAGCTACTGCAGGACTGTCATTTTCTAAGGTTGATAACATTATCAATGTTACAAAAGACTCAAATATCTTCTTAATTCAAGAATCACCGAACGAAACATATGAATTACTGTTTGGAGATGGTCTTTTTGGATCAAAACTAGAACAAGGCGATACAATTGAAATTAATTACATCACTACTGATGGAAAATTTGGTAATGAAGGGAAAAATTTCACTTTTTCCGGTGATGTGCAAGATGATTCAAATAATTCGTTAATATCGACAAATATAATCAGCGTAACTACTTCTCAGACTGCCCGTAATGGCGCTGAGATTGAAGCAATTGACTCTGTACGATACTTTGCTCCTAGATTGTACTCCGCACAGAACAGAGCGGTTACACCAAGGGACTATGAAGCTATTATTCAAAAGATTTATCCCAATACTGAGTCAGTTTCTGTCGTTGGTGGTGAAGAATTAGATCCTCCAGAGTTTGGAACTGTTGTTTTAAGTATCAAACCAGTAAATGGCACATTTTTATCTGATTTTACTAAGCAGAACATCCTGAACGACCTTAAAAGTTATTCTATTGCAGGTATTAACCAAAGAATTGAAGATCTTAAAGTTCTATACATTGAATTGGACACTACTGCTTACTATAACAACACTATTTTTGATGATGCGAACGAATTAAAGGCAGAAGTTATTCAATCATTGACAACTTATGGTAATTCTACAAATCTGAATAAGTTTGGCGGTAGATTTAAGTATTCTGAATCGCAAAGTATTATTGATAAGACGAATAATTCAATTACTTCCAATATTACAAAAGTTACAATCCGTAGAGACCTTAAAGTTCTTGTAAATACGACTGCACAATATGAATTATGCTTTGGAAATCAATTCCATATCTTAGCAGGTGGTGGAACCGTTAAGTCTAGTGGATTTACGATTGCTGGAGACCCCGAATTTGTATATCTAACTGATATTCCTAGAGATGATGGTAGATATGGCGATATTGCAATTTTTAAACCAGCAAAGTTAGAAGGAGAATCTGCAGAAGTTGTTATTAAATCTGCAGGTACTGTAGATTATTTAAAAGGTGAGATTTTACTTAATGCAGTTACTATCAACACTACTACAGCTGGAGATAATATTATTGAAGTACAGGCATTCCCAGAGTCGAATGATGTTATTGGACTTAAGGATATTTACCTGAGTCTAGATCTATCAAATTCGGAGATAAATATCGTGAGAGACACGATTTCCTCTGGCCAACAAATTTCTGGTATTGGTTATCAAATCACATCCAGTTACTCCAACGGATCGCTAATTAGACAGTAGGATGATAGAGACAAACTCCCCACTAAGTCCAAGAGTAAAAACTTATCAGACTGTTTCGGAATCTATTCCCGAATTTGCGGTCTCGGAAAATCCCAATTTTACCGAATTCCTGAAACAGTATTATATCTCTCAGGATTACCAAGGTGGACCTGCAGATATTGCTGAAAACATTGATGCTTACATTAAGATTGATAATCTTACTGTAGATGTCATTAGAGGATCTACACAACTGACAGGATCTTGTTCTGAGACTGATGATACCATTACTGTAGAGAATACAGATGGATATCCCTCAAAATATGGTCTGATTAAGATTGATGCCGAAATTATTGGATATGAATACAAGACTGAAACTAGTTTTATTGGATGTACGCGAGGGTTCAGCGGGATTAGTTCCTATACTGCACCTAATAATGCTAGCGATTTAGTTTGGGAGCAAACTACAGCATCTGAACACCTTATTGGCACAAATGTTCAAAATGTGAGTGCTCTTTTTCTAAAAGAGTTTTATAAAAAGTTAAAGGCGATGTATGCTCCCGGATTAGAGGGAGTAAATCTATCGCCACAGTTAGATGTCAATAATTTTATTAAAGAGGCTAGAAGTCTTTACGAATCAAAAGGAACTGAGGATTCTTTTAAGATTTTATTTAAGGCTTTATTTGGCATTGATCCAAAAATCAATGATCTTGAGAAATATCTCATTAAGCCATCATATGCAAACTATGTTCGTAGAAAAACACTCTCTCTTGAGTTAATTTCCGGGAATCCTTCAAATCTTGTCGGAGAAACATTATATCAGGATAACGATGTACTAAATGATAAGTTTAATGCGGCATCTGGTCCCATTTCCGAAGTTTCTAATATTCGAGACAATTATTTTAAAATCTCACTCTTTACTGGTTTTGATGAACGAAGCCTAACAGATGGTACTTTTGTAGTTCCCGGAAAAACTCGCAATATTGGTGAAGTTGGACTTGGTGCATCTGTAATTACTGTAGATTCTACTATTGGATTCTCTAGTACAGGAACTCTGTCTATTGGTGCAACAACATATACTTATGGACAGAAGAGTATTTCTCAATTCTTTGATGTAAGTCCATTAATTGCAACAACAGTTCCAAATAATACAGATATTTCTGCTCCTAATACTGTTTATGGATTTGAGAACGGCGATTCATCTAAGAGAGTAGAATTTAAGGTTACTGGTGTTCTCAGCAGGTTCTTAGCTAACCAACCACTTCAAAACCTTGATGATGATTCTTCTATTAGGATTAGAAACTTAGGTAGGTTAATTGAAAACCCAGAAATCAATAAAGGATATGAGAATATATTTTTCAACTCCTGGATGTACAATACAGCTGCTAGATATGAGGTTTCTTCATTCTCTGGATCTGGTTTTGTTTTAACCGGGACTATCGATAAGAGTAGTATCCGAAAAAATGATACCGTAGAAATAGTTAATAGAAATTCAGAGTTAGTAGAAGCCACAGGATTGACCGTAGCATCGGTAAACACCACCACAAATACAATTACTCTTTCTGGCACTATTCCCACATTAAACTCAACATTATATTACGATATTCGTAGAGTTCAATTAAAAGCAAATTCTTCTAATGTTCCTATTAGAGGTGGGCAAAATCAGTTACTGGCAGACATTAATAATTCTTATATTGAAACTGAAAATGAGTCTGTAACAGGTAAGAGGGAAGCATATGTAGCTTCTAGCTCACTACCCAGTTACCTAATTACTGTAGACAAGTTAAAATCTACATTAGTAGATCCTACTGTAGCTCTTGGAAACTTTGACAACTACTACAGTGTAGAAGATGCATACTCTACCCTAGCATTTACTAACGATGTTCCATTTAGAACGGGAGATGAAATTTCCTATGTTCCATCACCCGGAACAGTTAATATTCTTGGTCTTGAGCAAAAAAATTATTTTGTAAAAGTATTAAGTCCTGCCAATAGAATTGAACTGTATACATCGCGAGCTTTTATCAAAGCAAATCTTCCAGAATATTTCAATCCTACCGGTATTGCTGGAACACATGATTTCATTCTTGCTAGTCAGGGTAAGCGGGAAATTTTTCCATCTAGACCTATCCGTAGATTTACATTAGCACAAGATCTTAAGAGTGGTAAAGAAGCGCAGACTACCTCAGAAATTACTGCTGATGGTAATACTGGAATGCTCATCAATGGTCTAGAAATTCTTAATTACAAAGGTGAAGATTCAGTTTACTATGGACCTCTGAAGGCAATTAATATTTTAAGTGGTGGAACTGGATATGATGTCCAAAACCCACCTAGTATTACCATTACAGACTCCACAGTTAGTGCAGCTAATACTGCAGGTGCAATCGTTAGTATCGCAGGTACAGTTTCCAATATATTTGTTGATCCTGTAGAGTTTGATATTGATAAAGTTACCAGTGTAGAAATCTATGGCGGTAATGGCACTGGAGCAAGAGGTAGAGCACTTCTTGAGGAAAGATACCGGCAGATTGAGTTTGCAGGCATCAGCACCATCTCAGGGGGCAATGTAGAGGCTGTTAATGATAGGTTTACATTTGGCAAGAAACATAACCTAGTAACTGGTAATAGAATTGTTTATGATAATAATGGTAACAATAATTTAGGTATCGCTACTACAGGTGGAGTAAAAGATGAATTGACCCTGATGAGTGGTCAAGACTACTATGTAAGGACATCTGGCGACCTTTCTGTTTTCTTACATTATTCAAAGTCTGATGCTGTCCTTGGTATTAGCACCATTGCTATTTCAGAAGATGCTGCTAGTGCTAATAGTGGTCAGCACATTTTTAGAACATTTGAAAAGAAAAAGACTATTGGTAGAATTAGTGTAGAGAATTCTGGTGAAGGATATACTAGTAGAAATGTTTTTGTTAAACCAACTGGTATCAATACATTTAGAGACTATGTGTATTTTGAGGATCATGGATTCTCTGATGGGGATATTCTAAATTACACATATGATACTACTAGTATTACTGGACTGAGTAGTGATAAACAATATCAAGTATTGAAACTTGATAGTTCTAGTTTTAGATTGGCAGAAGTTGGTAATAAGGGTGACACAAAACCATCGGGATCTAATTATACTAAAAAAATTCATACATTCTTAGATACTCCTGGATCAGGATATCAAAAATTTTCGTATCCTCCAATTGAATGTACTGTAAAAGTACTAACGGAAGATCAGACGGAACAAGAGCTTGTAGCAACTCCAATTGTTCGGGGTGAAATCGTTGATGCTGTTTTATATGAAAGAGGGTCAAATTATGGATCCACTATTATTAATTTCCAGAATCCTCCAAAAATTTCTGTTAACAGAGGTTCTTTAGGACAGATTGGATTAATTTTTTCTAATGGTAGAATTATTAGTGCATTTGTTCAGGCTGGTGGATCTGGTTATTCTGGTCCCCCAGAGATTCAAGTCTCTAGTGCCAGTTCAGAGGCAAATGGAGCAATTCTTAGAGCAATTGTAAACGACAATGGAAGTATCACAGAAGTAAAAGTTATTTCTGGTGGAGTTGGATATGCTTCTTCTACTACAACTATCAATATTCAACCAGTAGGAACAAACCTAAGACTTGAAGCTGCATTAAGACCATTAGTTATTAATAAGTCTTTTGGACTCGATCCAGACGAATTAGACTACCTTGCACCTTATGGTGTAGGTGTTGCTGTAAATTATATCGGTTATGGAAATACGATTAGAAATTTCTTCGGAGATGATGGATCTAGTCACTCACCTATTATTGGGTGGGCATATGACGGCAATCCAATTTATGGACCTTATGGATTAAAAGATTCGGATAATATCCAATCCGATGTTAAGAGGCAATTGTCTAGCTATGAAATTGATGCTAATAAAATTATCAATAGACCTCCCACATCTAGTTTTCCATATGGATCTTTAATTGCTGATTATGCTTATCAGGGATCTGGAGATCTTGACGAGCATAACGGAAAATTTACCAAAACTCCTGATTTTCCACTCGGCGTCTACGCATACTTTGCAACTGTAGATAATATCAATACACCAGTATTTCCATATTTTATTGGAGATACTTTCCGTAGTTTTGCTATTCCAGAAAATACTATCAGAGGTTTAGTTATTGATCAAACTAACTTTGATTTTGAAAACTCTAAATTAGTTAGAAATACCTTCCCATATAATATTTTTGGTGACGGCAAAGCATATGATTATGTCTTCCAACCATACAAAACTAATAACCAAGAATCAACGCCAGATAACCTCGGTGTAGGATCGATTACTTCGATCGAAGTTGATTTTGCAGGATCAGGTTATAGCGTTTTAGATACTGTAGTTTTTGATGATACTGGAACTAATGGTGGAGGCGCTTCAGCAGAAGTTCAAGAAATTTATGGAGTTCATATTAATGAAGTAAGTAGTGAGCAAGTTAGCTTTACAAATGTACCATTTAAAGTAGGAAGAGAATCAGTATCTTTCAGAGTTTCTCCGTATCATGAGTTTAGCGAAAATGATTTTGTGAGAATTAGTGGTGTTTCCACTTATGTACAAGGAATTGAAGATTTTCATAAGATTACAACACCAACATACTTCACATTTCTTGAGCAGGATGGGTATTCTGGCATTGTTACTGATTTAAAAGTTAATCGAGTTCCATCAAATGTTTCTGCGGGAGATTCTATTGGAATTGGAACAGAAACATTACGAGTTATTAATGCATTCCCAACAGAAAAAATTCTTAGAGTAGAAAGATATGCTGGATTTGCTACAGCATCTGCAGGAGTTGCGGTTACTTACTTTACAAGTGAATTAAACTTCCCACTTACAGAGACTACACCAGTTGATTCTAGATTCCAAGAACTTTACTACTTTAATCCCAAAGAGTCTGTTGGCGTTGGAACTACTGTTGGTATTTCTACAGCAGTAAATGTATCTTTAAATGGAGTAACTAAATCTCGCTCTATTCTTGCACAATCAATTCACATTGGTCAGCATGGTTTAAAAACTAATGATTTAGTAACATTTAGTAGAAATGGAAACACATCTCTGACGGCTACAGACTCAATCAGTCCTTACACCACTCCTAGTGCTCTTCCAACAAGTCTATATGTAGTTCGCAAGACTTCCAACACGATTGGACTTAAGACCGCTCCTGATGCCCCAGAGTTGTTCTTTACGAACTCTGGAGATGATATTGGGAATTACTTCTTCAATACAAACTATGCACAACAAACTGCGAATATTGATAGGGGAGAATTGACCGTTCAAACCAGTGAATCGCACAATCTCTCGATTAATGATAAAGTTTCTTTAGTCGTAAGACCGGGACTGACGACTGGACTTGGACCTAATTCAGATGTTGTTGTCAAACTTTTAGATGGGAATCTTATTCTCAACCCATTTGAGGTTCCTACAACAGGTATCAATACTTCCGATAATACTTTCACTTTTACTGATCATGGTTTAGAAAGTGGATTTAAGATTCTAGCTTACGGTGCTGATGGTAATGAGGCAAATCTTCCTGAGAATATATTCCAAAGAACATATTTTGTTTTAAAAGTTGATAAGAATACTTTTCAATTATCAGAATCTAGAGCACAATTATTCTTAGATCCTCCCGAAGTTGTAAACCTAATTGGAATTGGTTCTACTGGACAATCAATCAATCCAATCAATCCACCAATTAAAGTAACTAAGAATAACAATATCGTATTCAATATGAATGATCCTAGTTTACTTGGCGGTAAACTAAAGATCTTTTACGATAATAACTTCTTTAATGAATTTGTCGGATCAGGAACTACCGATCAACTAGAAGTTGTTGGGGTTAATACTGTTGGACTTGGAACAACTACTCCAAGTAATGTATCTAAAGTTACTATTAATTACAATAAATCCATTACAAATGAATTGTATTATGGTTTTGAAAAGGGTGGATACATGTCAACCTCAGATACCGAGGTTAATGGATACACTAAAATTAGTTTTATTGACAGTTCATTTAATGGTAGATATACCGTAACTGGTGTAGGAGATACCACATTTACTGCAACTCTAGCTTTTGATGCTGAGAAGGATGGATATTCTCAGGATGATTGCGAAGATCTTTTCTTCACAACAACATCAATTGGTGCAACCGGTGGAATTTCAAAAGTTCGCATAATCAACAATGGATTTGGATATCAATCAATTCCAGCAGTTACCTCTATTGGATCTAGTGGAATTAGTGCAAACTTAAATTTAATTGGACCTTCCATTAACAAATTGAATAATGTAACTGTTCCTACTGATGTTTATGGATATCCTTCGGATAATACACTAAAACCGGATGCTTTCTTACCAAGATCGGTAAAAGTCAAAAACGCAAATAGAGTAATTGATGTACAAGTTACATTTGGTGGCAAGTCTTATCTAAATGCACCGTCACTGGCTCTTTTTGATAAGTCAACCGGAGAGATTGTAAATAATGGTTTGATTACATGCGACCTTAGCGATTCTGCTGTTAACTCAGCAAAAGTTGTTGTACAACCCAGGGGTTTGTCAGGAAACGATTATGGAGTTGCACCATTACAGAATAGTAATGGAATTTCAATCATCGAAGCTTTCTCGGATGTTGGTGTAGTTACATGTAAAATTACTACACCTATTCTTGGGTATGTAAACGAACCCTTTGTAATTGGAGAAGTAGTATTCGTTGAAGGTATTCAATTCAATGGTGATGGCGATGGATTTAACTCTGGAGATTACAAATTTACAAACTTTGTAATTGATGACTATAACTCTGCCGTAAACCCAAGAGAAGTATCATTCAAGTACGCTGGATTTACAACAAATGTTGGTACTGGCGCAACTGTTATTCCTGGTTTTGGACAAATTGTAAAGGCAGAAAACTTAGCACAATTTAGTTGCGATAAAGCCTTCTCACCTTTTTCTAAAAACGAACCATTAAGAAGAAATAATGATTTACAAAATGATCTGATTTTAAGATCTATCGATGTTAATACTGGAATTATGGTCATCGAAGGGTCTAGACCTTTAGAGCCGGATGATCTACTCGTAGGTACGAATAGTGGAGACCGGGCAGAAGTTGATATAGTTACAATATTCGATGGATATTATGACATTGATTCTACAATCGATGCAAATGTTGGGTGGTCGGATAATATTGGATTAATTGGAGATAGTAACCAATTCCTGCCGGATAATGATTATTATCAAAATATGTCATATGCTATTGAAAGTGATAAGACATTTGAAGAAATCATTACTTATGTAAATGATATTGTCCATCCTTCTGGGATGAAGAACTTTGCCAATACTCAAATTCTATCTGTTGGTAATGCTGGAGATTCAACAAAACCTGCAGATGATGCTGGTGGATTTGTTCTTGACTTTATTGGCGATCCTTTAAGAGTTGATGCAATATACAAGTTTGACCTTTCTAGAGATGTTAACTCTGCCGACAATGTATCTAAATTCCTAGAACTTAAATCTACCAGACTTGCTGACTTTATTCTTAATAAAACAAATAGAGTTTTAATTCACGATGATATTAGTCCAGAATTTGTTAGTAACGAATCTAATGATTTAAGTGATGACAGAACTATTGCAGCTGCTGTCGCCGGAAGAAATTTCGCAAGATATTTAATCCAAACGACTCATAATGCAGAAAACCCACTAAACAACCAATATCAACTTAATGAAGTTATTTTAGTTGCAGTTGACGGCGATACATTCTTGCTTCAAAAATCCCATATGAACAATACCAATAATGTTGGTTTGTCAACGGGATATGCAGAGTTCTTTGCTTTCTTTAATAGTAATGATAATGTATCTGAGGTAAGAATTAAACCTTACGAAACATTTGATACTAATTTTGACATTAAAACATTCCAGCAAGGATTTTCTGCTGATATTGGTATTGGATCAACTGCCACTGGCAATGTCGTAAATTCTTCGGCTAATGTTCTTGTTTCTTCTGGTGCTACAACAGAAGTTGTTGGATTTAGCACAACAACTTATGTCGCTGGCATTGGACACTTCCTTGTAGTCGATAATGTTGATAACAAAATTGATTATATTGAGTTAGCATTACAACATGACGGTACAGACACCTACCTGACTGAATTGGCTTCATTTAACAACCGTCAGAGTCTTGGTGGTCTTTCAGGTCCTAAGTTTATGGGCACATTCACCTCTTCTATAGAAAGTGGTGTTGTTAAAATCAACTATGTTCATCAAGAAGGTTCTCCACTTGCAGTTAGGTCTAAGTTTGTATCTTTTGAAAATGTTGGACTTGGTACAACTACTATCAGACATCTTAACCTTGAGTTTACTCCAGAAGGCACAGAAAGAACTGCTAGAGTAATTGTAGGAACATCTGCAACTACTGGCATCTCTACGGTTGTTGGTGTTAGTAGCTTTACTAATCTATCATTCAAATCGACCGTACATGTTTCTTATGGATCAACTCAGACACTACATCAAATCTATGTTCTGTCGGATCCAGAAAAAGCAGATACTTATATTTCTCAACAACCAATCGCAGCTATTGGTACAACTACTGGTATAGGTACATTTGGAGCAGAATTTAGCGGGAGTAATGTAAATCTAGAATTCTATCCAGATGCAGGTGTATCTGGAATGGTGAGCATCTATTCATACAACGAAGTTCTTTACAAAGATCTCGATCCTAACGGTACTCTTGCGGGTATTGGTTCATTTGGATATGGAAATGTATTTGAAAATGTTACTCAAAATACTTACTTAGGTATCAACAATAGAAATCTTAGGACTTTTGATCTTAAGTACCAGGGAATCCCCATTTACGAAAGAGACTTAAATCCACAAAACCCCAATCAAATTGATTTTGGAAGTGGATTAATTAGTTTCAAACACTTCTTCTCAAATACCGAAGAAGTTACATATGAACCAGATTCCAATATTATTGGTGTTGCTGCTAGTGCTCTTGAGTATGTTACTGGATATGGATCAACGGTATTGCCATCCACCGTCTTTATTGTTAAGAATAACAATAGTCAGTTCTTCATCTCTACTAATATTACCGATGCTAGACAGGGTATTGCCGTAACATTCCAACCTGGAACATCTGCTGGCAATAAGCACAGATTTACAATGAATAAGAGAGATGAAAAATCAGTCATCGCTCTTAACGGTATCGTTCAAAAACCAATTTCTTTCACTTCAATCATTTATGATCTTGATGTTGCAGTAAATGGTATTGTCACATCGTTTGCTCTTAGTGGATTGAGTACCGTTACTTCTGGAGATTTACTAAAAATTGAAGATGAATATTCAATTGTAAGAACTGTTGGATTTGCTACTCAACCTCAAGGTCCTATTACTGGTATTGGTACTTGGAGTATTGTTGAAGTTGAAAGAGGAGCAGTTGGATCA